GTATAGAGATAATGACATGAAGTCCTTTATCGGATTGTATGAGGATAAGGGAACATATTATAAACCATATAAAATGTTTATATAATTTGGAGATAACATGAAATATTTTAGAAACAAAATGGATGTAAGTATTAATGAACCTACAGCCATTACATTAGGCAAATTCGATGGAGTACACAGGGGGCATACTTATTTAATTGCTCATCTTCGTAAATTACAGAAAGAAAGAGGCTATAAATCTGTTATTTTTACCTTTGTTAAACCACCAAAGGATGAGATAGAACAGTCGACACATGAGATTCTATCTACTATTAATGAAAAAGAAAAAGAGTTAGAAGAATATAAAACTAAAGTAGATGCGATTATGAAAGAAAAGACAATCGCAGATAGCAAAGCACAATTTATTTCCTTAGGTTATAGTGAACAACTTGCATTAGAAAGTGCAAAAGCATTAGTAGATGGTGATACTTCTAAAGTGTTTGAAAATCAAAAAATATTTAATGATGAACTAGCAAAAAAACTTCAAGCTGATTTAGTTAAGAACACACCATCACCAGCAGGTGGAAATGGTGGAGGTGACAAAGTAGTTACTCAAGAAATGTTTGATAAGATGAACTACCAAGAACAAGTCACATTCTATAATGAACATCCTGAAGAATATGCTAAGTTTACACAAAAAAATTAGCAGGAGGAAAAGTAAATGGCTAAATTATTTGATGCAAAGATTTTTAATGAAGAAGTCTTTGCGAATTACATTGACAGATTACCAAATCTAAATCGTAACGAATTATTACGTTCACGTGCTATCGTTGGTGATCCAAGATTAGTTGGACTATTTGGTCCACAAACAGGTTCATACGAAGGAACATTACCTTTAATGGGTAACCTTGATGGTACACCTGTAAACTATGATGGTCAAACAGACATCACTAGTACTTCAATTGACACTTATGCTCAACACTTTATTGTTATTGGTAGAGCAAAAGGTTGGACTGAAAAAGATTTCTCTTACGACATTACAGGTGGTGAAGATTTCTTCAGTGGTGCTGCTAGACAAGTTATGGAATATTGGGAACACATTTATCAAGGTCACTTATTAACAGTGTTAAATGCTATCTTCTCAATGACTGGAACAGACAACTTAAAATTTGTTAATGGTCACACTTACAACATTTCAAATGCAGCAACTGATAACAAAGTTAGTGCTGTTGCATTAAATAAAGGTATTCAAAAAGCTTGTGGTGACAACAAACAAAAATTCTCATTAGTAGTTATGCACTCAGTTGTTGCTACTGACTTAGAAAACTTAAACCTATTAAACTTCTTAAAATATACTGACAAGTTTGGTATTCAAAGAGATTTAGCACTAGGTACATGGAATGGTAAATTAGTCCTTGTTGATGATGAAATGCCAGAACAAGAAGGTTACTTTGATGCTACTTCAACTACTGAAGGTGCATTAAAAGTAGTAGCTTCAAGTGCTACAACAGGTCAAATCAACCTTGATGATGTTACACCTTACTATGGTGACAAAACTTTAGCAGCAAATGACTATGTTGTTAAAGATACTAGATACATTACATATGCTTTAGGTGAAGGTGCTATTATCTTCCAAGATGTTGGTGCTGAAGTTCCATACGAAATGAGCAGAGATGCTAAAACAATTGGTGGTCAAGACACTCTTTACTCACGTAAGAGATATGTTATTGCACCTAAAGGTATTTCTTGGAAAGGTACTCCTACTTCATTATCACCTACTGATGTTGAATTAGGTACAGGTACTAACTGGGAATTAGTTGATAACAAGAAAACAAGTACTAATAAAAAGGTATTCCCACATAAAGCTATCGTAATTGCTAGAGTAATTACTAGATAAGATAGTTTGAAAAGGAGGTAATGTATTGTGATTAAAAGTGAAAAACTTGCAATCGTAAAGTCTTTATTGGGTATAAGTGCTAATGACACTACTAAAGATAGTGAACTAAATACATTACTAGATATAGCACAAGAACAAATACTCAATAAAGCATTTCCATACAACAAAAACGTATCTTCAGTTCCTTTACGATATGAAAACCTACAATGTAGATTAACAGTAGATATATACAATCGTAAAGGTGCTGAAGGTGAAAGTGAACATAACGAAAATGGAGTTAATCGTAAATACTTACTAGATAGTGAATTACTTAAAGAAGTAATACCAATGGCTGGAGTATTTAACTGATGAGATGTTTGAATAGAAACAAAAAACCATTTAAGTATTGCACTTACTTAAGTGCAGCAGAAATAACTGATGCTGGAGGGAATAGAACAGGTGAATATGCTATTACTTATTCAAGTGTTATAAGTACCGAAGGCAATATCAGTCCTGCCAAAGGAAGTAGTGAAGTAGAACAATTTGGTAATAATGTCATCTATGATAAGCAAATAATCATTGATGATATGAGTTGTACTATTAACGAAAATTCTATAGTGTTCATTGATGTAGTACCTAATACCGATAAAAGTAATTTTAACTACATAGTTGTAAAAGTTGCTAAGTCATTAAATCATATTGCAATAGCAATAAGAAAAATAGACAATGCCTAAGAAAATAAAACTAAACATATTTGATCCATCTAGTGCGATAGATGAGTTACTTACCTATAGAGCAAGACTTGAACTAAAAACAAAAGAGTTAGTATCAAGACTTGCCGACATAGGTATGGAAAATGCGAAAGTTGAATTTACTTTAGCAGGTGCAGAAAATGATTATGGTAATGATACCGAAGTAAGAGTTGAACTAACTGAAAAAGGTGCAACTATAATTGCAGAAGGTAGAGAAGTATTATTCATAGAATTTGGTGCAGGTAATTACTACAATGCCGAACCTTCATCTCACCCATTGGGTGCAGAGTTTGGTTACACGATAGGTAATTATAGTGATGCACATGCTGGTTTACATCCACCTTGGTCTGATAAAGACTTAAATGGTCAACCTATAGTAACAATGGGTAACCCTGCAGGTAGATGTATGTACTTAACAGGTAAAGAATTAAGGCACAAGTTGAAACAAATTGCAAAGGAGGTATTTGTAAGTTAATGATAGATATAGAAAATGCAGTTTACACATTAATTGCAAATGACCTTGAAAGCAGATTTACAGGTATCAAAATTACATCAAGTGATGCAAGAATACCTACTCAGTTTCCTTGTGTTTCTTTTTTAGAAGCAGATAATTCTACATATGTAAATACTATGGATAGTGGTGGGGAAGAACATTGTGAAGTTATGTTTGAGGTGAATATTTATACTCAAAACAAGAATGTAACATCTAATGGTGCTAAAGGTGAAGCTAAAAACATCTTAAAAGCAGTAGATGACATAATGATGCTTAAAGGTTTCTATAGAGTTATGAAAAACCCAGTAAGTATGGAAGATGCGACAATTATTAGATTAATCGCACGATATAAAGGTATCGTTGATAAAAATAAAACAATATATAGGAGGTAACGAAAATGGCAATTAGTACTCAAAATGTATTCCTTATGAAAGGAACAACTGCTCAAAGTACTACAACTTGGACTAAGTTAGTTGATATTAAAGACTTCCCTAATTTAGGTGGTGAACCTGAACAATTAGAAACAACTACTTTGAGTGACAAGATGAGAACTTATATACCAGGTATCCAATCAACTGAAGCATTAACATTCAATGCCAATTATGATGAAACTACGTATGATGCACTTGCTTTATTAGAAGGTGTTGAAGGTGATTATGCAGTATGGTTAGGTGCTAGTGAAACAGGTGGTGTTGTAACACCTACTGGTAATGATGGTAAATTCTCATTCAAGGGTAAACTAAATGTTTATGTAGCAGGTGGTGGAGTTAATGAAGTTATCAGTATGGTAATCACAATTACTCCTTCAACTATAATCACTAAAGCAGCATAGTTTTAATTAGAAAGGAACATATAAGATGAGTAAAACTATTATTTTACACGATAGTGTATCAAATCAAGATTACACACTTGAATACACAAGAGAGGTAATCAAAAAAATGGAGTTGGGAGGTTTCTCACTAAATGATTTAGGAAGTAAACCTGCTTCTTCAATACCCGTTTTATTTGCAGGTGCTTTTCTAAAACATCATCCTTCATTATCTAGGAAAGTGATTGATGATATTTATGAAAATGTAT